GAATATCAGCAACAGCACCTTTATGGTTTTTGTCAATGTCTTCAGGTGAATAATTTATCTTTGGTCTTCTCTTATTGAATACGGATTTAGTACCAACAAAAAACTGACCGTTAGTAGGATTTATACCAAACACTATGGCAGGTGCTCCATCCCACTTAACAGACAGTTTAGTAACTGTAACAAGTTCTTTTATTGCCTTGATCGCTGTCCTACGACCTGAAAGAATCGAATCTTCTGGGTGTTCTAGGTGCTTGTTTGGCATCGTATCCTGTCGTATACACGTATTATAACAGGAATCTAGGGAATTTGTATAGACAGTGTGACAGTTCTTAAGTTGGTTTAATAGATTTTTCCATGTGGTCCAAAGCGTTTTCCTTCTTTGGAAGCATAGAATACCATATCAGTACCAATTTTATCTCTCTTCTCTTTAGAGAGTGAAAACATTGCTTCCATATAAGAGATCTGCATACACTTACTATTAGCAGCGTCAGGATGAGTTTCAAATACTTCTGTCATGTTAGCAATTGCTTGTTCAGCATCATCAACACCAATCAACACTCCTGATGTCTTTAACTTATTAATTTTACTTTTATATGTTTGCTGTTTTGAAGTAGTCCAATTATCTTTATCATAAGGATACTCTGAATTATTCTTATCATTTTTAAAATTTAAACCCTGTGCTTCAAACAAATCTGAAAGTAAAAAGACTGACGCTTTACCCATCCTAGCACCACCTTTACCACCCTCAGTAGGTTCAAATTTTAAATTATCCCACTTAAGTTTTGAACTTGAGGTAACATTTCTTTTTATCTGAAAGTCCCATGACTTACTACCACCCTTAACTCTAATCCTACAGTCATCAGATTCCCACTTCTTACCACCTTTACCATCATCTTGTACAGCTAGGTTACATAAAGGTCTTAATGCTCCTGATTCCTGTACCTTAAACTCACCCATCTTACTAATCTGTGTTACTCTTTCTAAGAACTTAGTACTAACATTAACTTTTTTAAAAGTTGCTTTACCATCAATCTTCTTCAAAGATATACCCATCAAGAATTTTTGTTTCCACAACTGCCTCATAATAGAATTAAGTTGTGATAATTGTATCTCTGCACTAGCAGTAGAAGTTTGTCTACCACCACATGCATCTTTTATTTGTTGTATAATTTGTGATTCATTTTTTATCAACCATATATCAGCAGGGTTCCAGTTATCTTTCTTACTGTTAATAAGTTTACCATAATTTTTTACAACAAAATTCTCAATGAATTCCATGAACCCACCATCACGTTGGACATCTTGAAATTTTGCACTACCTACTTCAGGTAAAAGAACCTTATGTTGTTTATAGAAATTAATTATCCAAGTGTCTTCAACATCATCCAGACCACCATCATCTTTCCATATTTTTTTAAGACCTTCATATGCTTCACCATTATTATTAGTTTTTATATGAATCCACTTATTATAAACTCTATTCTTATTGATAGCAAGGTCAAAAATATAAGCACTACCCTTCTCTTGTAACTTTGTTTGTAGTGCAGATGATAAACTTGATGTACCTTTACTAAAAGGTTTCTGACTGGTTGTAAGTTTATCAGATCCTTCAAAGGTAACATCCTGCTTACCAACTTTAAAGACAATTTGATTTGCCTTACCACTTACTTTTAATGCTCTTCCTGCAGTAGAGTTATAACTCCAAGTTTTAATCTTTTTAATACTTTGAGTATCACACCGCAATTTCTGCTGTTTTGTTGTTGGCCACCCTCCCCATTTAGCAGAATCTACATTCCAATCAGTATCATCATCTGCAACTTCGATGATAGCTTTCAAAGTTTTTTTATCCTCTTTATCTTTAATAGTTTTGAGGATGTCATCTGATTTTTTATATACCCAAGCCATTAGTTCAACACAGGTCTCCAGTATTATTTAGAATCCTATCCCTTATTCCAGCAGCAGACTTGTTGTGTTCACATATTTTATTCAACCATATCATTTCTTTAAGAGTAACTTCTCTATTAAGTCTTATCTTACAAGATAATTCACTAACACGTAGTCTATGATCTTTAGAAAGCATTGATAACTGAAGGAAGAAGACTGTGTTCTGCTTGCTGTATTGCTCTAGTTAATGATTCAACATTATCACCAGGTAATATAGGTACTGTTTGTTGTTTTATTATAGCACCCGAATCAAGATACTCATTTACAAAATGCACTGTGCATCCTGTTTCAGTTTCACCTGCTTTAAGTGCTTGTTCTACAGCGTGCAGACCTTTATACTTAGGTAACAAAGAAGGATGAAGATTTATAATACGTCCTGCAAACTCATCACAAAATTTCTTAGACACTACCTTCATCCAACCTGCCATGACAATCATATCTACTTCATAAGCATTAAACAATGCAATAATCTCATCCTCATCCTTACTATAACATGATGGGATGTTTAAGTTCTCTGCTCTCTTCCTTGCTTTAGCTTTCTTTTTATTATAAACCATGATAACAATATCATGTTTAGGACATGCATGATGAATGTTCTCGAAATTAGAACCATTCCCTGAACACATAACACCAAGTCTCATAATGGGGGATACTCCGATTTGATTTGTTCGTCAGTCTTCTCAATTAAAAACTCTTTCATTAACCTCGCAACTTGTTTCTTATCAAGTCCAGCAAGTTGTTCACAGTTTTCTAAGCACTTGTAGATGCATTCTCTATCAGAGATAGGTGGTTTCTTTGGCCACCCTTGATGATCAACCTCACCACCAGCACTTGCTTCTACATTACTCATAGACCTATTTTTAATTTAGATGGTTCTACGATCTCAATCTCAAAAGGTTTTTCAAGGAGACCTTTGATTTGCATGTATGCATAAGCTGTGAAGACTTGAGGGACTATGAAAGCAATCATTGCTACAGTCCAGAAAACATAGTAATAGTTTTCTTTGCGTTGAGTTCTCATTCTTGAATTTCGTCTAGACGTAAAGGTTGGACTTTAGTAGGAACCCATTGATTGTTCTCCCACTTATACCCTGTTCGACCAAGGTATTCTACTTCCTGTTCCCACTCAATGAGTGCTTCCTTAACAATATCTTTAAACCATTTCCTAATCATTTTTTCCTCCTCGGTACTTGAATTGTCCATGAAGGTGATACAAGATCTACTATTTCAAATTCCTTTCTTGCTTTCTCTCTTTTAGTTAATTCAGCTTCCCATCCAGGAGGGGGTGAGATCTCACCATAATGAGTTTCTTTTATATCCAAATATTCTAAAATAGCTTCATCTACCATTTGAAATAGTGTATCCCATGTTAGAGTATCTCTCAACTTAGATGCTATCATATCAATATCATTCTCATCAAGGTATTCACCCTTGCATATCTTACTAGAATGATCTCCATATTGAGTTTGGAGTCTTGCTCTTACATCTACCAACTTGTTAAGGTTGATAGTGATTTTCACATCATCATCAATCATTGCCATGCCTCATAAGGTGGTTCGGGTTCATCAATACTATGTTTAAAATGTTCCGTATCAAAATAAGATGGAGGTAATGGTTTCACATCATCATATGCTCCTGCCATTCTCTTCTTATGTTCACGTTCATCTAGTACTTCATTAATAAGGATCTTCATCTCCTTAACATATGTTTCAGTGAAGAGTCTTCGAGGTTTAATAATAGCAGGTTTATGAACCTGTTTCTTACCTGACTTTTCCCACTTTGCTCGTTCTTCAGGGGTGAGTTCAGGACTCATACCCTGAGTATCCATCTTACTCATTTTTCTTTTTGTCGAGTAGTTTTTGCCAAGATGATATTAGAAATTCTAATTCCTTTATACGTTCCTTAGTAGTTTTGATTTTATCCTTAAGATAGTTCATTTTTAAGATGCTCTAACATGTCATGTGTATCAATTAAACTATCAATCTTTAATAACATATCGGCAATATGTTTTGAAACATATGTTTCTTCGTTACGAGCAGAAAATGCTAGGGCATTTTTCAATTCACTTTGAGCATCTCTTAGAGATGATTCAACTTGTTCAGATAAAGGCATTACAAATCTCCTTGTTTACGATTTTCAGAATAGTGAGCATCAAACTCACCACCTGGATATCTTGACTTAAGTTTATCTATATTCATTTCAATAACCTCATCCAGGTCTACTCCCAAACCCATACATGCTTGCATAACGTACCACATAACATCACCTAGTTCACGTTTAAGATGAAATAAATTCTCATCATTAACTGGTTTACCTTGAAATATTATCTTCTTAATAATCTCAGTAAACTCACCAGACTCAGCACATAATCCTACAGTAGCAGTAAGTAATCTATGAGTATCAAAATCTTGATAATATAAATCTGCTATACGATGAGTGAAGGCTTCACTATCTTTGCTCTCTTGTGAGGTTACACCATCAACAAATTGAGCATACTTTTTAAGATCAATCATACTTTAGTTCGGCAAATGATTTTTTAGTAGTAAATTTCTTTACTATTTCTGGTGGGTCTTCTTGACCTGAATCTGCAATATCTGATTGTGCAGATTGTTCTACATCATACAGCCTCATCTTCGCTCTGTCAATACCTATAACAAATCTTTTGTTCATTGTAGGATCATTGTATCGATTCTTTAACTGTTTCACCATGATTTGATTCATTCCTTCCAACTCTTCTGTACTAATGAGAGCGAACATAAGGTCAGCAGTAGCGGGAAGACCGAATGACTCAGAGGTATCAGTAAGATCGACATCACTAGACCCATACCCAGAACGAGTTGTTTGGGTTGCACTGACAATGGGAACATTTGTTTCCACTGCGAGTCCTCTAAGTTCTTCTGCAATTGCTTTGACATAAGTATACGAATTTACTATAGACCCCTTATACCTTTGAGAGGCACAAATATTTAAGTAATCTACGAATATAATATCAGGTTTAATACTTCTTTTTAATGCAAGGTCATTAAGTAATGATTTAAAATGTCCTACATGTGCAGAGGCAGTAGGATACTCTTTAATGATTAACTTACCTTGTGTCTTCTTACCTAAATTCCTAATCTTATTTTCAAACATAATCTTTGGTAGATCATGTAATTTTTGAATAGGTATATTTAAAAGATTTGCATCAATACGTTCCGCAATCTTTTCTTCAGCCATCTCCAGAGTGACGTACAATACGTTCTTACCTTCAAGTAAACATGATGCAGCAACATGGCACATGAATAAAGACTTCCCAACACCAGTGCCAGCAAGAGCGATGTTAAGAGTTTTATTTGGGAGACCACCCTTTGTGATCTTGTTGAAGAACTCCAAGTCGAATGGGATCTTATCTTCCTTCTTATGATAGAAGTCGTATCTTTCATCAGAATCTTTTAAGTAATCGTGTCCTACATTTTGGTCAAAGGACACACCCAATGCATCACTTAGAATCTGTGGGATTGCTCCCTTATCACGTTTAGAATCTTGTCCATCTGCAATCTTAACACTCTCCATAAGAGAAAGATAGATTGCTCTCTCTTGACACCACTTCTCTGTAGTATCAACTATCCAATCAAATTCAGATTTCTCATCAGTTAAATTTTCTAGTACAACAGTAATATCCTTGAACTGTTCTTCTGTAAGATCAGTTCTTTCTTGACACTCAATACCAATAGCATTCAATGATGGTAATGCATTGTATTGACTTATATATTCATGCACCTCTAAGAAGATTATCTTAAGGGGTGTAGAGGTAAAGTAATCTGATTTTAAAAAAGGTAATACTTTACGTGCGTATTCCTCATGGTGAATGAGATTACTAAGAATAGTGACTTCTAGATTCATGGTAGGACAGTCTGAGTCATTCCTTGCATAGTATAATGCAAATAAGTTCCTATGATATATTTGTTACCTGATACAGGTGGTAATCCTGCATGTCTGTATTGCCACGTTGGTGGGAATACTAGTATACTACCACGTTTTGGCTTAACTGCATAATTTAATTTAGGAAAATTAGTCTCTCCACCTTCCTCTACATCATTTAAGTATAAGAAAGCAACTAAAAATCTTATTGCTGATGCATGATCACCAACATCAACATGATCTTTAAACTGATCCTTTCCATTAGGTTCGTACATCTTCATACGAAACTGTTCAAAATTATATCTCGAAGGAAAATCATAACCACAATCAGTATCATTAATATACTTTTCTATGGTTGTAAGTATAACATTTTGTAAAGTCATTTGTATCCCCATCCATAGAGGATCCCTTGCTATAAATCTTTGAGATATATTTAAGTCGTGGAAGGTTGGTCGTTCTTCTCTATCGACATATACGCTGTCGGATTTATGAAATGCTTCAATGATAGAGTCACATAAATCTGGACCAATCTGTTCAGGATACGTTCTAACATAATCAGTTAATTTAAGCACCGTAAAGAAACTCCTTTGCTGCACATTCATCTAATGCTTGCATTATTTCAGGAGTAAAATATTTTTCTGGTTCTGAGTAGACTGCTTTTGGATAAACTTTTGCTTCACCAATCTGGTATCTATTACCTACCTTAGTGAAGACTCCATACTTTTCTCCAAGATCTAGAAGTCCATAGTAAGAATCCAACCCTCTCTCATCGTAGAACAACCTTGTTTCTACTTGGGAGTTTTCTTTTGCGAGTCTCGATTTAGCACTCTTAGCTTTGATAATGTTTCCAACAACTTCTTGCGAATCCTTTTCCTTTTTTTTGCTAAGATAGATGATTGTACTCGCGGCATATTTGAGGCCACTACCGCCTCCCATTTCTTTAGTTGGGATATAACTGCCGACCACATCGTAAGTATGATTTGTAACTATAAGGGGAACATTTGCCTTACCCAATTTAAGAGTAAGGACTCTAAATATTGACTTAACAACTTGAGCACGAGTCATGTCACGTGTCTCTTTACCTGCTTCACTGTCCTCAATCTCTTTGGTAGTACTTAGCATACCAAGTGAGTCAAGAACAAACATAAGAGGTTTGCGATCCTCTTGAGGTTGTTGCAAGTATTTATCTAGAATTCTTATTGCCTGAGTTCTAAACTCCTGAACAGTAGTTACAGGAACTAACATCATACGTGATGAATCAATTCCTCTGTCTTCAATTAACCTTTTGGAAATGGCAGACTCTGACTCGAAATAGATGACACCACTATCGTCGCTAGACTTAAGGAAATGCTCAACAAGGCCAAGACAAAAATAAGTCTTACCAGTACTCGACTCTCCAGCGAGAGCAGTGATCTTATTTCCTGGGATTCCCCCGAATATTGACCCAGATACCAGACCATTGAAAATGTAGCTGCCAGTGTCAATAAAATTGTTTGTATCACCAGCTGATACTCCGTCACTGACCAGTGAAGCATATTCATTGTCGATCTCCTTTGCGATGTCTTTCAAAAAATTCATGGTGATTTTTTAAATAATTTGGTAATGTAATTAGAACGCTTCATGGCTCTTTCAAACCATTCTGCTTCGTCTTTATCGAAGAATTCTTTCTCTGTTGGATTTTCTCCAGCACTAAAAGCCTTCTGATATTCTACAATGTATGTTGTCATCCGAATAGGAACTCCAAGCTAGCAACTTTTTCTGGCTTCCAACCTATTGTATCCATGATGACCTTGATTGGATCAAGGAAACTCTTACTGAATTGTAAGTCATAATCCACCTGTTTGTCAAGCCCAAACTCTTTAGGGAATGTGCTCAGATATGAAATCACATTCTCATTGATTTTGTTTGGTGTCTTAAGATAAACAAACTTAATCTTTTCTCCGTCCTGAATCAGAGGATACTTATGAGTAAGGTTGTTCTTCTTATTATAGAAATTGTACAATAAAGCACCCCGAACATGAATCGGGGTTCCTTTACCGTAGATGGATGATTGGTTCGCCCACTTATTTATTCCATTGCATCCCCTTGGGAATGAGATGTCTTCAACAGGTAACTCTGTAAACTGTTCTCTGAAATTTGAAATAAAACTCTGTGCTTCCTCTTCACCTTCATTCATAATAACTTTTAAACACTCCTTAATCTTATCTCTACACGCACCTGGTGTAGAAGATTTAACTGCTTCTATACCCATAATCTTTAACTTGGGTTCAGTAAATCTAACACCCTCTATGTCCCATGCATTAAGAATGTATCTTTTCTTGGCAGTCCATATACCTTTGTTAGCAATGGTCTCCCTCTTCATGAACATTTTCTGTTCGTAAGCGTTGACATAGTTGGCCAACGCTTCATAAGAACTCGAAATATACTTTTCCAATTCCATGTCACACACCTTATCGAGGAAATTAACAATCTTCTCATTAGATGTCTCTCTGCCCTTGAATACAGTTTGTACCAGAGGACCAAGGTGCAAGTAAATAGAATCGGTATCACTAGCAATAACATAATCTTCTCCTTCAGTTTTAAGTATCTTATTCAGATACTGATTCATTTTGTTTTCAATCCAACGGATGCTAACCTGCCCACTAAGAGTAATCGCCTCAGCATTAGCCAAGTTGTAGTATCTAAAGTATTGATTTCCAATGGCTCCATAAGCTGAATTGAGCTGTATTTTTCTAGCCATTTGGATGTTATTCCATTTACTAATATCCTTTTGTAATTTGGCACTTGGCTGAACTTCAAAATCCCGCTTCGCTTGGAGCATTTTGCCCTTATAAATTTTTCTTTCATCGTAAATTGTTTGCATCATTTCTGGTAGGAACCCATGTATATCTTTACGATATTGAGCACCGTTAGCACAAGTAGCATAATCCTCAGTAAAATCAATCTCTTGATTTAAAATCCGTTCAACGCTCGCACTGGGATGTCTAGTCTCCCTGAGTGTTTCTGGCGAGATATTGTACTGCATAATAAGATGAGGATACAGACTATTGAGATCAAAACTGACCACCCAATCATAGCATCCTGGTTTCGGTTCCTTGACATAAGCTCCTGCATACTTGTCGTCTTTTTTTGCTCCCTTCTTAGGTGGAACTACAACCTTTCGGTCAGTAAGATAATTATATATCATCGTATCCCACATGCGAACCTGTGAGTATACGTCCTCAAAGTTAACCTTAGCATCATAGGACATAGTGATCGCTAAGTCAAGTAACTTCATCTTATCTTCCAATCTGTCAATCAACTCAACGTCTTGGATGTTGTATTCAATAAACTTCTGCCAATCAGATGTATAGAAGTGCTTAAAATTCTCATACTCACTATGATCTACTTTACGTTGACCTAGTTCGACAAAAGCGATGTGATCAAGTCGATAGGATTCTTGGTTACTATAAGTAAACTTACGGTAAAGATCGAGATAGTCAAGAATGTTGATGCCACTAACATCATAAGCATAATTCCTACGTCCCTGAACATAAACTTCCCTCTCATTCGTTCTATTCCAAGGTGAAAGGGATCTCATCCACTTCTCACCCAAAACTCTATTTAATCTTCTGGCAATATAAGGTACATCATACAGATTGACATTCCATCCTGTAAGAATGTCTGGAGTATTCTGCACCCACCACTCCATGAAATTCATAAGCATCTGCCTTTCATTATCATAGACAAATTGCTCTACACCATCAGGTGCATCAAAATCTCTAACCGCCCAACAATAAAATTGTTTAGTCACCATATCTTTAATGGTGATTGACAACATCTCTTCTGCTGCTTCATCTACAGAAGGGAATCCATTATCACATTGAACCTCAATGTCCAATGCATATATTTTCATCTGTGATATATCATACTTAACTTCACTAGGGAACTGTTGACGGATATACTGATATACAAATCGTTCATACCCATGAACTTCAAACCTTTCTACTCCATCATACTTCTTGATAAAATCTCTTGCTTCCCTAGCAGTTTGAAACTCGATAGGAGAAACATATCTTCCATCGAGTGTCTTGAACTTTTCTTTTTTATTTGACAACACATACAAAGTTGGTGAAAAACTAGCACGATATTGTACGGATTCACCATTTTCATAGCCCCGATACAATATCGTGTCACCAGCTAACTGGATGTTCGTATAGAACTGACTCATTTAGAACCGTATAGTTTTACCAAATTTGGACTTGGGTCTAGTATAGTCAAAATCGTGTCAGAAGTCAAGAAGATGTCACGTTGTTGTGTAAATGCTGGAAATGGAACGATCTCCTCATCACCAATCACTTGATAGCAATTCTCAATGAGAAGACTTGGTTCTTCATCAAGCTCCGTCACCTTCCCCAGTAGATACTCCTGACGATTCTTCAGTAAGATTACTTTGATTTGCTGTTGAAGCATTTCTGCTTCCATTGGTTCCAGAGGGGACTCCTGTGGTACCTGTATCATTTCCTCCTCCATCACTGTCTGCCTCCACTAGATCGTTGTACTTGTTAATTACTTCAGGATATGTTTCGTATGCTGTTACTACTTCCTCCATTTTAAGAAGAATTTTCTTAGTAGAAGAAAGTGGAACCCAAGGTCTGAAGTGAATCTCAGGATCACTAATTTTTTGAACACCTTCACCAACCTCAGTTTCTACCAAAAGTCTTGGTTCATCTAATCCTTCAAGCCAAACATTATATGGATTGCTTAATTGGAATGCTACTGGTTTTTCAGGTTCTGCCTTAGTCGTTACCTCGTAAAGATCACAGATGATATCCTCACCGTTTCTTGTTCTTACGATTCTTACGCTCATTTTCCCTCCTGTTTATTTCAGAAATAGATTGTTTAAAGATGTCCTTAAGGACTTTAGACTCAGTTGTCTGACGTTGTTCAGCAATTGGTCTAGCGTATTTCATTATATCATCAATATAATGAGATGGCAAGTCTAATGTTAGGAGATCAGACTCACCGTCATAATTATTTGGTTTTAAATTCAAATAACAATTCATAGGTCACTCCAAATAAAAAGAGACCCAAGGGTCTCTTCTGTTGTTGTATTATATATGCTACTTAGATATCCTTTCTACAGCAGCACGAGACTTTTCAAGAATGTCACCTCTGAGTGGCACATAACCTAGCACAGATGCCTTCTCTTGATACTCTGTAGAGAGTAACGTTCTAAAGGTATCCTTCACTGCTTCAGTCTTGTTACCATTACCAGTTTCATAAGCAAGTACCCATG